GTCGTACGTCTCGTACACGACGAAACGGTTGGGCGCGAGGCTTATCTCCCGGTTGTACCAAACCCACTGCGTATCGTTCGTGCCGTCCGATTGCGTTTTGACGACGTAGGCGGTGAGGTTGGAGCGCGTTGTTTCCGGCGCGACGGCGAGCGCAAGGGCTATCGCGTTCGTCGCGGCGTATGCGGAAGCGTCCGTCAATACGCGGACGGCGTTCGTCATGGCGTCGTTTGCCGCGACGCAGATTTCGGCGGCGTGTTCCGCGGCCTCGCCGGTCGCGGCTTCCCGCGCCGCGTCGCCTACCTTGCCGCCGTCATTCAGGATCTCGCCGGTCGCGACGGACTTCATCACGACGCGCCGCGCCCATGCCGGTTCCTCGATGGTCTCGGATGTGATTACGATGTTCGTGGCACCCGCGCGGTCTTGCGCCGCGAGAGGAAGTGCCGAACACAGCCCGAACGTCAAGGCAACCGATGCGAGGCGGATTATGGTGGATTTCATCATTCGCCCTCCGTGTAAGTCGAAATCACGCGCCACTGCCAGGATTCGCCGACAGTGAAGCCGTAGTACGCGAAGTAGAGCGACGATGTTTCGCCGACGGTCTGCCATTCGGCATCGCCGGGATGCCGCCTCTGCACCGCAAACTCCACGGCTTGCGGGTCGTCGCACGTCCATTCTATTTCGACGTATGCGGACGTCGCATGGAAAGCCTGTATTTCGATGCCCGCCGTTTCGACGATGACGGCAGGGGTGTCTATGCCCGCCCACCAGTAGCGGTTCGTCGCGACGTTGCCCGCCGTCGCGAACGCGAGGACGTTTGTTGCCAGTCCCGCCGTTACGGTTGCGTTGCTCTTCACGAGTTCCCGCCAATTCTCCGTCTCGGCGTTGCGCACGGAGACGGGTGTCAACGTGCTGACGTTTCCGGCGGTGAAGCGTACTTCGACGGAGGTGACGTCGTTCGTCGGATCGTATTCCGTGAAGATCCCGGCGAGGGTAATGCCGTCGTCCGCGCCCGCGTTCTGGACGGGCTTCATCGCGGCGTATGCGAGCGCGACGGAAGCCGCGATTATCAGCGCGGCCTGCGCGTCGCGCTTCGTCCGCGAGAAGCGGCGCATCATGTCGCGCACGACGGGAATGAGCGTCGCGCCCGCGAGGACGGCGAACAGCACCGCGCCGAGAAACAGGCACGACGCGCAAAGCCCCGCTTGGATTTCCTCAATCATTCTGCGTTACCCCCGTCAATACGCCGCCAGTGAACGAGAGCGTCTTGTCGCCCCAGACGAGTTCGCCCGTGTAGCCGCCGGTCACGCCGTTCGGCAGATCGAGCGTCAGGCCGTCGCCGCTCGGCGTGTCGCCTATCGCCTTTATCCAGAGGAAGTACGAGGTCGTGCTTTGCGGATTCGGGATTGTCGCGGTCATGGTGTAGTAGCCCGCGAACGTCTGTCCGGAATAGGTGCGCGATTCCGCATGGTAGACTGGCGAGGTCGTGTTGGAGTCGGCGAGCTGCTCGAAATCCTCCTTGCCGTTTACGAGATTGTCGAGCGTGTTGCGGACGTAGACGAGCGGCTTGGAGGTGCCGAGGTTCGCGGTGGTTACGTAGTCGATTTCCACGACGATTCGTGCGGCGGACTTCTCCGTCCAACGCGCTTCGCAGATGCCGAGAACGTCGTTATCCGTGAAGATGACGAGCGCGGCGAAACTGTCGGAGAAACCGGAGCGGTAGATTACCACGTTGTTCGACATGATGTTCGACACGACGGCCTGCAGCGCATTGGTGACGACCTGCGCGGTCTGTTGCGCGGCGGTCGCCTTCTGCTCCGCGATCTGGACCTTGACGGCGTTCGTGGCTACGTCCGCGACGGACGCGACGCCCTCGACGTTGAGGTTGCCGCGCTGGTCTACCATCAGCACCGTGTTGGTGACGTTCGCGGCGAAGGCGCTGGCCGCACACAGCGCGGCAAACAATGCAATGAGGCGTTTCATCGTTTCAGTTCCCCGCATTGAGGTTTACGTTCGTAGTGGCCTCGTAGGTGAGAGAGCCGTTGCGCATGCGCGGCGTCCACCAGATCTGAAGGTCGCTGTCCCAGATACCGCCGAGCGACAGGTCGCGGACGATGTTGGTGACGGCCTGCGGCGAAGTCGCCCCGACGTCGGCGGCGGTGGCGGGGATGGCCGGCTTGTTTAGGATTTGCGCGGGGCCGCTCGCGGCGTTCCAGTCCGCGTTCGTGTGCGCCGGAATGTCTGTGAGGTAGGCGAAGGGGTAGTAGATGTCGTCGTCTGTGTTGGCTTTGGCCCAGCGTCCCGAAGTCTCATCATAATCCAAGTACCAATATGTGTTGACGACGCTTTGGAGCCTGTACGCGGTGTTTGCGTCGCCAGCTTCTTGTGCGAAGCCGTCAAATATCCATTTTGTGTTGATATAGTTCCTTCTGATTGAAGATGTTTTGGTGGTCACGCTGGCGTAGTCCGGCGGGAGCGGCGCGGTGGATGCCATCGCCCAGGCGGGAACGTTGGGTATCTCGGAGAGGTAGGCTATGGGAGTGTAGTGTCCGTTCTCGCAATCTAACACCGCAAAACGAAAATCGTAAACATCGTCGTACGTCAATGCCCACTGCCTGTCGGGGGAAAGGATATTGTCGGCACTGTGCGCCCATCGCACTTTGCCTGTCGTCGCGAGCGCGTTTGTCGCGGCGACGGTGAGGTTCGTCGCGGCGAGCGCGGCGGTCGCGACGGCGTTTGTCGCTTGCGCGAACGCAAGCGAGCAGGACGCGGAGAGCGCGGCGCTTGCGCTGGCGGTGTAGTTTGTGGCGGCGCGAGATGCCGCGTCGGTGTAGTTTGTCGCGGACTGCTCGGCCGCGCTTATCGCGGCGGCGGTGTCGGCGGTCGTGGCGAGCCCGGTGAAGCTGGCGTTCGTCACGACCGTCGCGGTGTCGATGTCCAGGTCGGCGAGGCGCGCGGTCTGGACTTCGGCCGCCGGGAGCGAAAGCGCCGCGAACGCGAGCGCGAGCGAAACGAGCCGCGCCCCGAGCGTCGCCGCGAGAGACTCCACCGCCTGTTTAAGGTCCGCAATCGTGCCCGTCTTGACAGCGACTTCCGCGAAGTCGCTGTGCTTCACGTCGCCGCCGCCAGGCGCGACCGGTCCGATCGCGTATACCTTGCCGCCGGGGTAGAAGTCCCCCGCATCCCGTCTGTCGTCGCGTTCGCTCATTGCGCCTGCACTCCCTGGACGCCTGTGCGTCCGATTTCCGCGTTTTCGCCGTACTGCGTGACCATCTGCTGGAGCGCGGCGATCCAGCGCTGGTAGTTGTCCTGCGCGAGCGGGGGCATCTCCGCGATCGCGTCGGGGTTTTCCTGCTGCATCTTCTGGTGCCACTCGAGACGCGCCTCGTAGTTCCAGCGCCCGTCGGTGTCCATGCGCGGCATCAGCCCCGCCTTTATCTTGACGAAGTTCTGCTCCTCGTCCGCGACGTCGTCCGCGATCAGCTGGTCGGCGGACTTCATCGCGGCGGAAGGAATGTCCGGGAACATCATCGAGAAGATGTAGCGCGCGACGGGTTCGGTGTCGATGACGCCCTTGCGGTCTATGGATTGCAGGATGTTCGCGGCGGCGTTGGCCTTTTCGATGAGCTTGGAGTTGTCGAGGTTCGTGGGGTCGAGACGCAGCGTAAGCGTGAACTTGCCGCTCACGTCCTGCGCCTTCACGCCGCGCACGTCGTCCGTCTCGGTGGCGCGCATGACGTACTCGTCGCTGGCGTTGTCCTGCACGACCTCGAGAAGCAGCACGAGAAAGTCGCGCCACTGCGCGAGGAACCATTGCATGAACTGGCGGCGGCGCTCGGATACGTCCGTCTCGCCGTTGGAGACGCCGAGGTACTTGAGAAGGTCGTCGTAGATCTTCTGCTCGGCCTCCTTCGCGGCGGCGGGGTATGCGGGCGGCTGCATGAAGGTGAGATCGTCCGACGCGCCCATGTTCACGACGGCGAAGGGTTCTATGAGAACGTTGCGGACGCGCGCGCCCTTCGCCTTTACGGGCGGGAGGGAGCCGACGATCGCGTTGTTCGCGGCCATGTCGCGTATCGACTTCGCCGCGCCCTGCGCGGGCGCCGCGATTTCGGCGATTCCCCGGGAGTTCGTGATGTTCGCGTCGCGTACCTCGCGGCGGAAGATCGCGGTGTTCCACTTGCCGCGGCGGGTG